CATAATGGGACTGACGTTATGGTACTCCGCTGCACCAGGTGCAGAATCCGAAGCCGGGATAATGGCGAAGCCCGGCGAGGATTTAGCCATAGCGTCCATTATGCGGAGCCCATCTAGCGCTATCGGTTACTCCCTAAAATGAACCTTTCAGGGAGTAATATCCGATAATACGTATTATCGGATATTGCCTGTTTTGCTATCAGAATCACTTGCTGCAGGATCTCATCGACGTTCATTCTGCTACCATTACCTCGACCAGGTGCATGTTATTGAGCACCGTTTTGATAGCAAAACTCGTCGAGGTAGCTCTATGCTTGTCACCATTCGTGAATTCCCCGATGCCTTGGCCCTTCGGCTCAAGCTGCTCACCAAGACTCAAGTCGCAAGTAAAGCTGTCCTCTTGGCATGTCAGTCTTTTGTTCCCCATAGGCAGCAGATAAGAGACCTTGAAGAGCAAATAAAGGTGCTTGAACAGAGAAATTTGGTTCTCTCTCAGACACTTGATAGAGCTCGGGATGCTGCTTTGGTTCTGGTTGCAAAGACCTCTCAGCCTGACCTTATCGACGGTTGACCTCGACCTGCCCGAAGGGCATTAGGCGCCACGCCGTTCGACAGCCAGGCATTGCACCTGGTGCGCCGGTACCCGGCGAAGCCGGCCGGTCTCAAGTCAAACAAAAAACCCCAGCAATCGACAGACCACTGGGGTTTTTCTTCGCGTGCAAAACGCTTCTCGTCGCCGCTATGTCACTTCGCGCCCTGATTTGCCCTGGGCGTTGTCCCGGATCCGTCGCGCAGCCTGCACGGTCCCGTGACGTCTAGCGCTGCTGCAGGACAGGTCCCGGCAGGTCCGATTCCCCAGCGCGCTTTTTGGAGCGAAGCGGGTGGGGGTGGTGTTACACCCCCACTTTTGTACGGTATCCCGTATCGCCAGTTCCCAGCATCCCTACTTCAAAGCTTCCTGCTCATATCCAAAAAGTATGCCTTTCAAGGCTATTTTGGCTTGATTCCTGATATCTACCGGCAACGACTCAAACCGGCGAAGGATGGGCAGCATGTCTTGGGAAACAACCATTTCTGAAGGATCTAGCAACAGCTCATCAGTGGTGGTTCCTAAGACCTTGGCTAGGCTTACGATCTTATCGGCAGAAGGCATTCCTCGGCCGGCTTCGTATGACGTGTAGCTTGATTTGCTGATTCCCGCTGCCTCCCATACGGCCTGCTGCGTCAGGCCCTTAGCCTCTCTGTAGCGTTTCAAATTCGTACCGATGGTCATGGCCCGCTCGCCCGCATGGTGATTCATTGTGGGCATCATCCTATTTGCTGTATGCATGAACAGTATCAACATATGAGTATATAAGGGCTTGCATTCGGGTAGCAGAATATTCCACAATCCAGGTAGCGAGGTATTCGAATTCAGGCATTGACAAGGATTGTGATGTTCATCGATTGGCTCAAGGTTTCGCAAGAATTTGATTTCGACCTTCCGGTCGTGTGCGACATCGTGAACAAGACTATCGACACCCTCACAGGCGAGGTCATTAGCACTAGGCAGCCGAGTTTCCGCCACGAAGGTAGCCACAGTTCACGAGTGCAGATTCATATCCAGGGTCGAAAAGTAACCGTTGATGGCAATCCGTCGCGACTCAATCGGCATGACAACCTCTGGGGGTTCGAAACGGTCGGACAATGCATCGCGGTGTACAACGATTTACTTGCGCAATATGGCTTGCCGCCTTTCACCAGGTGCACACGTTTCGAAATTCGCCAGGGTGAATCGGGCGCAAAGAGTTCTCAGCTCTGGGCTGATGGCTGCTGTATTCACCGCATCGATTTGACCACCAATATTGCGGTAGGGAAGGGCAACGAAACTGCCTATTTACGCGGTCTTGCGACCCAGCGTATTGGCCATTCCATCGGCAGACTGTTTCCCAATGGTAAATCGGTTGATTGGACAACATCAGGAAGCGGGAAGGGTGCCCGGTTGCAATACCGGAAAGCCTACGACAAATCCTTTGAAATACTTGATAAGCACCTACCAAAGGTTAAGCGTGCTTTTGGCGAACAATCCGCCGAGTTTAAATATGCTCAAGACATTTATAACTATGCCTCAGAGACAGGCATTGTCCGTTTAGAGCAAGAATTAAAGAATGAGTTCTTAAGCCGTGAAAGGCTATGTTTCTGGGGCCTCTTTGATGAAGGCAGATACCACACTCTACATAAAGAGTTCTTGAACATTGATGACCGCCTAAAGGTGACTAAAATGGATTACGCGAGTATTGCTCAGCAGTTGGTTTTGGAAAAAATAGTTAGCTCAACAAAAGCAGCGCATACAACCGCGTGGTACGCACACCTTTGGATGACCGGTCAGCAATTTGACTTTAGTAAGAATCAAGTTCGGGTGCATGCGGCGCGCCTCAATCGAATAGGAATTAATATTCGTAACGCTTGCGATATAGCTACTTTCAGTACGGTCTTTATTCGTGAGATGCAAGAAATAAACCCCGTTAAAGATATTGCGCCGCCAAGTTGGTATAAGCGCCCCAATCACTTGCAGAGTGTAGCAGCATGATGATTGCCGTGCTCGATGTGATTGGGTTGTTTTTAGGTGCAGCGGTCTTTTGCTTTCTTATAGCGTGGTGGACTCGATCATGAATGCCACGCTTTTTGAACATTGGTTAATGCTTACTTCTTTCATGTTTTGCTTTTGGCTCATTATTGGCGTGATTGTAATGAAATACGGCGGGGATTGAGAGGGTAATCATGATTGTAAGTTTTCAAGGCGGCCAATTGAGCCCAGGACAGCGCAGGCAGCTGGAATTTCAGCGTAATGCACGTCCAGCATTCCTAAACACCGTTTTGGCTGATCAGGTGGCCGAAACACTCAAAGCGGTCGAGGTACGTAAAGAACAGGGCATTAAACCTGAGCGGGTTTGGTTCACTGTCCGCCAGGAAACCGGAACTTTCTGCATGGCTGAATGGATGGGTTATTAATGGAACGTCAAGACTACTTGAAATTGCGCTTCGAAATTCATCAAGAGATCGTGTCCGGTTTAGAGTCCGCCGTGGATGAGGATGCCCTAACCAACAATCTGATGCGCCGAATATTGCACTCCTTCAGCGCTGCTGAAGTTAAGCGGCAAAATATCGCTCAACAGTTTAAAAGTTTTAAACGCAACCCTAACACCATCGTGCCCAGTTGGGCGTATAAAAATCCGGGCCTACGTGACCGGATTCCAACATTGAAAGAGGCTAATAAATAATGTCTACCATTCCGACTATTATCGTTGAAGTTACCGGCGCATCGCGCTCTGGCACCGCGGCTAAAAGCGGCAAGCCTTACTGCATGTATGAAGCGTTTTGTCATTTGCCTAATGTGCCGTACCCGCAAAAAGCTTCGTTTTATGCTGAGCTGCCTAATCAGGTTCCACAGCCTGGTACTTATGAATGTGATGTTATCGCGGATGTACGTGATGGCCGGTTAGATTTTACGGTTGATCCGCGCCAAGGTCGCCGTATGCAGACGCCGAAAGCGTCTACCAACTGATCCAGATCACGACATGGCTATTACAAGTGAAAACGTCTACGTGAGGATATGTCAGCAAAATCCGGCACTCAACCCGCCGGACCTTTATTGCGAATGGGCATTTGTCCCTAATCTAGCAAGTAGTGAGGCTGTTACGACCTTCAGTACGGTGCAGATAGAAGAGCTGATAGGCATTCTGCTTATGTACTGGGCGCTGCACTTCATATTCTGCCAAATCAAGACAATGATTGAATCAATGTAACACCCGCAACACCGGCAATTTCGCCATCAAACACAAGGAAGTAAAAACCATGAAAAATGCTTCAAGACTCTCTGCTGTCAAAGTCGCTACGGCTGCTGGTCTGCTGTTCGGCACAACTGCTTGTTACGCCGAGGTGGATGCTTCCAAGGTGCTGGCAGCCCTTGCCGAGGCAGGCACCACTGTCGGCACCGTAGGCGCTGCTGCACTGGGCGTCGTCGTTGTTGTCAAGGTCTTCAAGTACATTCGTTCGGCCTTTTAAGGGCAAGAGCGTAATACCTCCGGAGACAGTAGAGCCCTGGCATTGCCGGGGCTTTTTAGTCAGGAAGGGCAAAAGAAGCGCAAGTTGTGAGGCACGAACAACGCGCTTTTTGCCCGCTGCCTTTTCTTGTTGAGTATATTTTATGGTTACTATCGTCCGCATATCGGCGCTACTGCTTTTGTATTTTTGCTTTTTTAACTGGGCAAGTGCTACAGAAGTCTCATGGAGTGCAGTGCAATCGATGCAAGACTACAGCCAACCGACTGCGCTTGCTGCTTGTGAATATTACGGCAAACATACTTATATGCATCCCACGATGATGTATAAGTCGGGAGATGTTACTTATAACACCTTGACTGAAGCTATTTGCGTTATCACTGTTAGCATGGGGCCAAAGCCTGAAGGCGGTGAGTATGTCACTAGGCTGGTAAATAATAGCACTTGGATAGTTCGTTACGGCTCGACTTGCCCTGACGGTTCGGAGATAGGGCCGACAGACACTGAATGCCCACTCCAAACTCAAAAAATCGGTGACAAGTGCGAGGATCAAGCAGGGCAGAATTTATCTAACCCTAAAATTTGGGACGGTTCGGCTTGTACGCCATTTCTTCAAGCAACGGGTGATGCCCCATGCGCTTATATAAAATCCATCGGAGATAAAAATCCTGGATATGTGGGAGCGGCTTATACCGTTGAAGGGCAAATAGATGCAGCAGGTAACGCAGTAGCGCCACCATCGTTTGCCGATGATGCGCTTTCTTGCGGTTTACAGACGGTCTCTAGTTCTGAATGCACACTTAATGTAAAGGGAGCAGTCAGCTGTAATGTTGTTGGGAAGCTGACAGGAAAAGCTAGTAAAAGCGGTAAAGCAGATGTTCGCTCGGCTAGTTGCGGTGAGGCAAAAAAACCATGCCCTGAACGGGAACCAAAAGTCTCGACAAAGGAGGAACCTTGCACGCCGGTGGCGAATAAGAAAGGCGGTACAACTTGCACGGTAGTCAAAGAAACAACCTCAGAGGGCAAACAGCAATGCGGCTTGGTTAATGGTGCTTATAAATGCATCACAAGAGCGCCCAGGTCGAACGGTTTAACGACCGGTATAAGTTCAACATCCAAAACCTTGCCAGGTGGAGATATCGAGACGACAACCGTCAAGAAATCAGCCAATACCGTTTGCACCGATGTAAACACCTGCACTACACAAAACTCGCAAACCACGACCAAAGCCGTCACCAGTCCAAGCGGTAGAACAACCACGACCAGCAGTTGTACAGGCACCTGCACGGCTGACGGCGGTGGTGTTGAAACTTTGCCTTATGCCGGTACTGGAAAGATCGGTAAGGGGGCAGGTGGGGAGGGTGGAGAGGAGGGCAGCGGGACCGCTTCCACGACGTCTGATTGTGATGTTTTACCACCTTGCGAAGGTGATCCTTTTTTGTGCGCAGTGTTGAAACAAGCGCATATCGACACCTGCAAGCTTATGGCCGGGCCCACGCCTGAAGAACAGGCCGCCCAGGAAGCCAAGACAGCAGCGGCTTATGCGGCGCTTGATGTTCACCAGTCGGAACTGGATGCCCAGGCCAACTCATTACTCGGCCAGTTCAAAGGCTCAACTTCGGGCGGCGGTCCTGGTGGTGGTAAATGCTTACCGGATGTTCCATTTACGGCCATGGGACAAACCATGGTCATGGAGTTTTCCAAGACGTGTGACAGCATTAGTTTTATTCGTTATGCCGTATTGGCAGCAGCTTATTTATTTGCGGCGCGTATTGTATTTAGGGAGGTTTGATTATGTTTCAAGTATTGATTGCGGCTTTAACGGCTGTTGCGTCCTGGATCATTCCGCGTTTGTTGGCAGTGGCCGGTACGGTTGTTGTTTCGACGACGGTCCTCACACCGATTTTTGATTATCTGCAAAACATGGTGATGCAGCGGATTAACGGCATGCCGGCCGATGCACTTCATTTTCTTCAATTCACCGGCATTCCTGAGGCGATATCGATCATTTTTTCTGCCTATGCCATGGCTATCGGCATGAAAGCGGCCAAGGCGGCTTACCAGCGTTCCGGGAGCAAACTCAATGCTTAAGCTGGTGACAGGCCTTCCAGGCGACGGCAAAACGTCCAATGAACTGTGGGATTTTCTCCACGCTGACGAATACAAGGGACGCCCCAAATACTGCACGCCGGTTAACGGTTTTAAGGCAACGGAACACGGCGTTACCGAAATTGAGCACATCAAAAACTGGAAGGATCTTCCTGAAGGTGCGGTGATTTTCTGCGATGAGGTGCAACGTTATTGCGGGACCGATCTGGGCCGGGATGCGCCTCAATGGGTCCAGGATCTGGCGGTTCATCGGCATGAAGGCAAGGACTTCATTTTCACCACGCAAAGCCCGATGTTTCTCCATCCATTTGCCCGAAAACTGGCGAAGCCGCATGTTCATTACATCCGGCCCTGGAACATGAAAGGCGCCCGTTATACCTGGGACAATGTGCAGAACGACCCCAATACCAAGACGGCAAAAGCACTTGGCCAGCGGCAACTGGTGAAGCCGAACCCCAAAGTTTTTACGCTGTACACCTCGACGGTCCTGGACACGCACAAGGCAAAGCCGCCGTACAAGATATTTGCCGTGCTGGGCCTGGCGTTATTGGTTGTGGTGACCGGCGTGATTTACACCTATCGATCCATTCGGCATTTCACCGAAGAGCCAATTGCGACGGTGGATACTCAGCACAAAGCAGTGACCACAGCGGCCCAGGAAAACGCCTTTGATTTCGCGCCGTCGACGAAGGATAAGGCGGTATGGACCGAGCAGAATTTAAAGCCACGGATCCCGGGCAGTTTGCACACGGCGCCGGTCTATGACGGGCTGACGGCACCGACTGATTTCCCGCGGGTGGCTGCCTGCATGAGTGCTGAATCTCGCGGCAGCTGCAGCTGCTACACGCAGCAAGGGACGCCAATCGACGTGCCGACCAGTGCTTGTTATGTGTTCGTCACGTATGGAAGTTTTGACCCGTGGCTAACAGGCCGTCACCAGCAAGGCGAGCCGACCTCGAGGCGTGAACCAGTCGCTCCGCGAGCGCCTGGTAACGGGGCAGCATTTACCGTCGTGGCAGACAGTGGAAGCACAGCGAAAAAGCCTGCGCAGAGCCTCAAATGACTTGACCTGTAGCTGCGCATAATGGGACTGACGTTATGGTACTCCGCTGCACCAGGTGCAGAATCCGAAGCCGGGATAATGGCGAAGCCCGGCGAGGATTTAGCCATAGCGTCCATTATGCGGAGCCCATCTAGCGCTATCGGT